GTCGAAAGTAACGGCAAGCCTGCCGCTGTACGCTTCGAGCCGCACATTTTTCTGCGCTTAGCGCCAGACTTGCGCAGCAAAGTGCCTTACACAAGGGCTAAATACGTTTGGAGCACTGAACCGAGCGAGACGAATAGAGCCGCCTTCGATCATGCCGCAAGCCTAGACGCAGAAGCAGCGATAAAGTCGACGAGCTGGGGCTTATTTCAGGTGCTCGGATCGCATCTGCTTGACTTGTACAACGGCGACCCGATCGCAGCCGTCGAGGCGTTTGACGCTGAACCGGAGAGCGTTAGCAATAAGCTGGTTGCGCAATGGTTTGCAGCGAACCCAAGAGCACGCTACGCCGCAAACCAAACGCCGATCGACTGGACAGGCTTAGCTCGACTGTACAACGGGCCAGCCTATGCAAAGCACGGCTATCATACCAGGCTGCGCAAGGCGTGGGCTAAGATCGTCAAGGGCTAGCGGTGGAAGATGCGATCTTGCAAACGCTGACGGACTACGGCGCTCTGGGCTTGTTTGCTGGTTATCTGGCATGGCAGCAGAACAAGCTGCAGCAAGCACTGCAGTCGCTGACGCTTAGGTTTCAAAAGCAGATCGACACATTGCAAGATCGGCACGAACAGCGAGAAGACGCCATGCGAGCTCGATATGATACCGTGATAGCCGATTTAAACCGGCACCGTGACAGCATGAGCAGCGAAATGACAGCAGCGCTAACCCGTAGCGCTGACAAGCTCGAAGACCTAGAGAACCAAATACGGGAAATGAGGATCGCGCTGAAATGACTGTAGAGCGAGCAGGCGAAAAGTTTAAAGGCTACAACAAGCCGAAGCGCACACCAAAGCACAAGACGAAGAGTCACGCTGTGCTCGCTAAGGAAGGTGACAAGGTCAAGCTTATTCGCTTCGGTCAGCAGGGCGTGCGAGGTGAGGGCAAGAAGACCAGCACCAAGGCAGAGGCGGCGCGTCGTGCTAGCTTCAAAGCCAGGCACGCCAAGAACATCGCCAAAGGCAAAATGAGCGCAGCGTATTGGGCGGATAAGGTGAAATGGTAGCAAAACGCTCTGGACCTACGGAAAGCGTGATTAACCGCATCGTTGAATGCGTGCGCTTAGGTCTAAGCAAAAAGGACGCTGCTTTGCATTTGGGCATCTCGACGGAAAGCCTCAACGCATGGTTGCGACGTGGTGGCGTCGAGCGTCGTCACATTGACAGCGGCAAGAAACCACGTAAGCGCGAAAGCGCTTTCTTGAAACTGCTGCTTGCTTATGAAAAGGCGACCAGCGATTTCCAGCTTGACCGCTTGCGCCTGATCGATGGCGCAGCTCGTGATGGCGCTTGGCAGGCTGCAGCGTGGACGCTCGAACGCCGGTTGCCGGAGCAGTGGGGTAAACAGCGGCTAGACATACAGGCTAACGGCAGTTTGATCGTTGAGGGCTGCGGCTGGCTTGATCGACGCATTGAAGCGGGCAAAGGGCAAACCGATGGCGACAGTTGAGCGGTGGCAGTTCGGCGAGCCGCACGAGGCACAGGCTAAGGTGCTCATGTCACCGCATCGGTTTGTTTATTTCAGAGCAGGGCTAGGCACAGGCAAGACTTGGGTTGGTTGCCAATGGGCAGCGGCTAACGTGCTGCTGCATACCGAAGGCACGACAGGCGTGATTATTTCGCCGACTTACTCAATGCTTGACGATGTAATCAGACCGCAGATCGAGGAGTTATGGCCGCGTCAGGTTGTGGCAACGTGGCACGGCACCGAGCGCAGTTATACGTGGAGCAACGGCAGCAAGGTGCTGCTGCGATCTGCAGAGCGACCGGGCAGACTTCGAGGCATTCAGGTGGCTTGGGCTTGGCTTGACGAGCCGGCAGAAATGAAAGCCGAGATATGGACCACCATTACAGGGCGCATTCGATCAAAGACGCGCTGGCTGCATCAGGTGCTATTGACCGGCACGCCTAGCGGCTACAACTGGGTGCATGATGCATTTGGCAATCCAGGCGAGCGGCTAGACGAAGGCGTTCACGTCGTCAAAGCAGCAACAGAGGACAACGTCGACAACTTGCCAGAGGGCTACATCGACAGCCTGCGAGGGCTCTACAGCGCACGGCTAGCAGCGCAAGAGCTATCGGGCGAAGTTGTGCACCTTGAAGGGCAGGTATTTGACTACAAGCCAGGGCAGCACGTGGTTGATTGCAACTGGCAGCAGGACGCCGAAACCTACGCAGGGCTCGACTTTGGCTATCGGTCGCCGGCTGTTGTGTTCTTTCGACGGCATCCAGAGCGAGAAGCCTGGGTAGCCTTTGATGAGCTAATGCCTAACGACACAACGACAGAGCAGCTCGCCGATCGCATCTTAGCTAAAGGTTACAATCTGCAAGAGGTATGGTGCGACCCTGCAGGCAAGCAAGCCACAACCGCAGGGCGCACTGACGTTGACGTGCTAAGGCGTGCAGGCATCCCGGCACGCTATCGCACTAGTAGCAAGGTGCGCCGCATTGCCTTCGGGCTTGAAGTCATGCGCGCAGCCATGGACCCTGCAGACGGATCGCCGCCTCGCTTTCTAGTGCATGAGCGATTGACCAAGGGCAGCAAGCGGGGGTTGCATCGGTCGTTGCTATCGTACCGATTCAAAGGCAATACGGAGGCACCAGAAAAGGATAACGTGCACGATCACGCTTGCGACGCTGCGCGCTATTTCTGGGCAAATATGGACGGAGTTAGCCGCCGGACGGTGGCGCATGAGCAACAGCAGCAGCATGTTGCGCGCCGATACGAAGAAAGGCGGCTATAGTGTATTTTGATTTAATCAACGGACCAGCGCAGCAGTTGATGCGCGATATATCGCAACGGGCGATTACCAGCCGGGCTGACTGGGTTAAGCAGATCTTAGAGCTAAGCAGCGAGTGGCGCCCGTACGGCTACCGCCACGCTTGCGAGATGCTCAACGATTACTACCTAGGCGAACAGCAAGAAGGCTTGACGGCGCAGTTGCAAAAGCAGTTTCCGAAAACCTTTCGTCGTTTCCCTACGAACATGGTGCTGCCTGTGCTGCGTCGTTGGATCGACCAGCAAGCCACCGTGTATTTGACGCCAGCAGCGCGCACGCTGATGGACGAGCAAAGCGGCGAAGCTGTCGAAGACCCTGCGCAGATTGCAGCGTTTGAGAAGCTACAGCGAGACGCAGCGTATTGGGAAGTATGGCAACGGTTGGACCGCACGGTGCATCTGTTTGGCGCTGGGCTTATGCTCTACAGTTGGAACACCTTCCGCAACCGCATAGAGTGCAACGTTGTGCAGCCGCATCTAGTGCACATCGTGCCCGACGTAGACCGACCTGACGACATTAGCGCAGCCTATGCCGTGCTCATCGAGTTAGCGACAGACAAGGGCGTGCGATACAATCAAGAGAACAGACGCTTTCTGGCTTATTGGCGAGGCGTTGACGAAAACGGGCGCGAAGACTGGCAAGCTGTGGTCGTGCGAGAAGATGGCAGCCTGGAACTTGGCGCATTACCTGACGCCATGGATTTTACAGCACCGATCAAAGACGCAGACGGCAACACCGTGTTGCCGATGATCTGGGTGCAGCGTGAAAAAGGGCACGGCGTAGTCTATCCTCGACCGCCTGTTGATCTGCTGCAGAGTCAAGACGCAGTCAATAGCGCCTGGTGCGACATCAACATGCGAGCGCAGACTAGCGGCTACGGCTCCTACGTTGCGACAGCGCTAGACACTGAGCGAGCACGTGGTGCGCTAAACATCACGCCAGGCGGTGTTAGCGTGCTTGAAGAGGGCGAAAGCTTGCAGAGCATCACAGCAGACAGTCGACTTTCCGAGCACGTTGAGCTGTTGCAGGATTATTTGCTGCAGCAAGCGCAGCGGCTAGGGTTGCCACCGTCAAGCTGGGCACCGAAGAACAGACCGCAACTCAGCGGCGTGGCGCTCAAGGTCGAGAATTTAGAAAGCGAGTTAGCCCGTGCGCAGTCAATCAATCGGTTTGAGCGCATCGAGGAGGACGACGCTTGGGAAATTGCGCTTGCTACTTGGAACACGTACGCACCGATGACAGGCGACACGCCGCTAGACCCGACAATGCGCTTAGTCTGGCGACCGGGACCAACGACGATTCCGACAGACGAAGAGGCACAGCGGCGCGTGCTCGATCACGACGTAAGCAAAAACTGGCTGACCGCTGCGCAGGCTATGGCGCGAGCGTTGAGCATTAGCGAGCAAGAAGCTGAAGACAGGCTTGCGGCAAACATCGACACCAACCGCCAGCAGATACGACCAGCAGGGCAGGGCTTAGCCGAAGCGGCGCTTGGCATCGTAGGCAACGGCGAGGCGTAGCGCATGGCGATTGACGATAAAGGCATAGCGAACAACTTCGAGCGCGCCTTGCGTCGTCAGATCGACCGGCTGGAAGCTTTCGCCGCTGAACTAATCGTTGAGCTAGACACCGACGAAGGCAGGCTTGAAACCACGCGCCTAAACCTAGAGCGCGCCGTTTTGATTCGTCAGCGTTTAACCGACGAGTTGAATAGGCTCGGATTCCAGAGCACCGTGCGCACGCTGTACAGCGAACTAGCCGACGAACTAGAGCGAGAAGCAGACGGCGACAGCGAGGCGCTAGCTGTTAGCGAAAGCGCCTTAGCCGCCTTTGCGTCAAACATGACGCGCAACCTTGACAACGCCTGGTTTACAATGACCGGCAGAATACAAGAGACGGTCGAAGCGGCAATGCTGACGAATGCGCCAATCAATGATTTAGTCGCAGGCATTGCAGGACCAGGACGCGCAAGCATACAACTGACAGCGCCGCTTGATGCAGAGTTTAGCCAATGGCTGAATTGGTCAAGTAGCGCTGTGTCGACTGCGCTAGCGAGCATGGTGCGGCAGATACAGCTTATCGAGGCGAGCGAAGCCGGTATACGTTACTTTATTTATCAAGGCACAAAGATCGCAACGACGCGCCCGTTTTGCCGTTTGATGCAAGGCGTCGTTGTGCGTGCCGAAGATTTAGCGGCGATCGATAATGACCCGGCTTACAGCAACTTGCGCAAGCTGCGAGATAAAGACGGCAGGCAGCCGCCGATCATTCCAAGCTTGGGCGGCTGGCGCTGTCGTCACCGGTTAGTTGCGACTAGCCTTAGAGACGCAAGAGAAGACGGGCGCAAGATCTTTCAGTTTGACGGCGACGATCTAAACCGAGAAGCGGCGGCGTTGTTATGAGTTGGGGCATCAAGCTAGAGGGCACGGTCGATCTAGATTTCTTGCGCGAGCCGCCAGGCAAGCAGACAATGCGCATTATTGGCGAGCAGGCAATCAGCCGCATTATTGTTGAGACGCAAGATCTAGGCAAAGACAAGAACAACCGACGGTTTCGACCGTACAGCAAACTATATGCAGAGGTGCGCAAGGCAGCAGGGCGTAGCACGCGTGTTGATCTGACGGACACAGGGCACATGATAAACGCAATTAGCGTGACCGATGCACGCAATAACGGCGTTACTGTTGGCTTTATTGATACGGTCAACCCTGACCGCAAAAGCATTCTAGCCAAGGCGTGGCCAAAGCTTAGCGAAAGCACGAAACGCAGCTTTTACGCTATTGCCGCAGCGGCAAAGCGCAAAGCAGGCAAACGACCAGGCACAGGACCAAGGCGCAATCGCAGCGCAACTAGCGGCAGGCGACAAGGTCCGCTGTTCTCTGGGCATCCTCAAGCGTTGCCGAGCGAAAAGGCGCGCTATACGAACAGGCAGCGCCCATGGTTTGGCTTTGGATCGAAGAACAGCAAACGCCGTCAGCAGATCAGCAGGCGAGCGATCAACCTATTGCAAGAGATATTTGACCAACGCCGTCAACGGCGATAAACAAGGGAGGGTCTAACAATGACCGACAGCAGCCAGGTGGTGGACGCCACCGAATCAGTAGCGGACGCAACTGTACAAACCGTAAACCGCAAAGAGCTAGACGAAGCGATAGCACGCAGACAAAGCGCCCTGGAAAGAGCCCGATCTGCCGAAGAACGACTAGCACAGCTCGAAGCGGCGCAGGCAGAAAGAGACAGAGCCGAAAAAGAGGCGCAGGGGCGTTATCAAGAGTTAGCACAAGAGGCAGAGGCGAAAGCCGCAGACCTATTTGCAAAGCTCGAAGCGAACCAGCAACGATTGAACAGCCTAAGCGATAAGCACAGGGCGCAGGTCAATCGCCGATTCGAGGCTTTGCCGGATACAGTGCGCGAACATCTGCAGCAGCAGTTAGGCGACACGCCGGACCTTGATGCTTTCGATAATGCGGTTTCTCTTGCTGAGTCATTGCAGGCGCAATCAGCGCCCGCTGTTATGCCTCGTAGTATTGGCGCACAACCGAGCGCCGGACGTGTAACCGCTGTGAGTAATGGCGGCAAAGCGACGGCTGAGGAAATCGCCAAGATGACGAGGTCAGAGCAGAGGGCATATTTAAAACGACATTACGGATAAAGGATAAAACCAATGTCAGCGACTACATCAAGCAGCTTAGCGGGGTTAATTCCTCACGAGCTAATGTCTGGCGTCTTGCAGCAAAGCATGGGCGATCAGGCAAACCTACTCGACATCTGCAACGTGCAACAAGGTTTTGTTGCCTATAAGTTTGCAGAACTGAACAACTTAGCAGCGGTTAGCGTTACCGAAGGCGCAGCGCTCACGCCATCGACTGTCACGCCGGAAAGCGTGCGCATCGTTGCAACGCCTCAAGAGGTGCCTGCGATTCAGATCACCAACCTTGCAATGGAAACGCAAGAAGTTGACTGGATCAACTTGTCAGGCGCTTTAGGCAAAGCCCTTGGCGATCGTGCCAACGCTTTGGTTTGCGCAACCTTTGACGATACGTTCGGTACCGCTGGCGTTCGTGAAGTTGCAGCCAGCACTGACGGCGGCGGCAACGCTGCGGCAATGGATATTCAAACGCTAGAACTGGCGCTTGAAATTGCTGAGGGAAACAATAAGCTTAGCAAGTCGTTTGGTACGCCTGGACAGCTTGCTTTTGTGTTGCACCCGTCGCAAGTTTCGTCTTTGCGTGCTGCTGTTCGCGCTTCGTCGAACTACATTAGCCGGGAAGACATCTTGGCAACGTTCCCAGCGCTTAGCGGTAACGGCGTCGCCTTTGGTTACTACGGCGTGCCGGTTATTTCTTCGGCTGGCGTTGTTGCTAGCACGTTTGTAAGCGCTGCTGGCTCTGGCGTTCAATTACAGACTGGCGCAACGCTTGCTGCAGGCACTACGCGCAAAGGCGCTTTGGTTGCTATCGACAACTCGATCGGTTTCGTTCTGCAAAAAGCACCGAACATCCGAATGGAAGAGTCGTGCCTTATCGGTAGCGGTGGTATGAATGCGGTCGCCGGAATGGTCGGCGAAGCTGCTCGTATTAGCCACCAGCTTGTATGCGTGCAGTCAACCTAATGTCTGCTGACGCTTACATGGTCAGCGGTAGCGGCAGGCAAAGGCTTGTCGCTGCTGCTGACGTGGCAGAATATCAAGCAAATGGCTGGCAGATTTTGCGCCTTATCGAAGTTGAGAAGGCACAAGCAAAGCCTGCACCGAAGAAGCGGGCGCCAGCTAAAAAGAAAGCTAAGGCGAAAGATTGAGCATTGAAGGCAAGCACCTTACCGTTATGTCTCACGTCGTAACTTGGGCGTTGCTGCTCTGGTTTGCCAGTACAGCAAAGGCACAAGTTGACGGTGCGGTGCTTGCCGCTCAACGTCTGCCGGTTATCGAACAGCGGCTAGACGATCACAGCCGACGTATTGAACGCCTTGAAGCGTTAGACGGCAAGCTGGATCGGCTTGCTGAGAATATGGCGGGCGTCATGGTGGAGCTAAAGCGGCGATGATTCAGACCATACACAAAAGCACAGGCGGCAACGTCAGGCATGTTTGCAGCTTTGGTCGTCCTAACTCGGCGACTTTCAGTTGGCGGCTGTACGAAGAAGGCGGCGACCTTGTTACTAGTCAAGACAACGTTGTCGGCTCAATGCCTGACACCACAGCGCATAACAGCGCTGCAAAGCGTGGCGATCGAGTTATACGCACGGTCGACAGCCTAGCAGGCGGCTGGCGCAACTTGATGGTGCAACCGCAAAGCTTGGGCACGATGGAAAGCCTGCGCAGCTTTTCGTTGCCGTTCCAAGTTGGCGACAGCAACACCGACGCCGTGTTGTATGATCCGTTGCCGATCGACATTGCGAGCGGTGACCGCATTGTTGTTAACGAAGTGGTCGTCAATCTAGCATCAGGCACGACTAGCGTTCTCGATGCTGGCATTTATCTGTTCGAGGTTATCGCTAACGACGAGGCAGGCGACGAGCATCGAGAAGTCACGCGCATTGCGATCACGTCAGCAAACCTCGTGCAGCCTGCAGACTATGCCAGCCTGACGCGCAGATACCCTGCGCTGCTCGATCAAGGGCGTCCCGAAGATCCAGATTTTAGCGTCAGCCTAGACACAGCGCTAACGCTTGTTATCGAGTCGATGGAGCGAATAGGCTTTGGCTGGTACAACCTGCGTTCGTGGGACCAGTTAGAGCCGGCGATTGCAGCTCGCTGCGCTGCGCAAGAGTTTGGCTCGATGGGACCTGACTTTGTCGACCTAGCCGAAGAAGCGCACAATCAAGCGAACAGCTTTTTGCGTGACACCGTCGACCGCTTTGCTTGGGTCGACACCGACGCAAACGGCACGCCGTCAGGCGATACCAAGAGCGAGCATGCAAAGGTTTTTATTGACCGATGAGTTGGCCTAGCGATCCTATACGAACACTAATCGCGTCTACGGTTGCAGGTACGACGCTAACCGGTACGCCTGCGCTCATTGAGTGGGATCGCATTGAGGATTTAGGGCGCCAGGCTTGGCGCCGCTTTTCGGTTTTGACTACAAGCGGCAACCTGCAGCGCTTAGCCGATGCGCCGGCAATCGGTGCTGGCGGTATCGTTTACATTGACCGCACCTATCTGGTTGAAATTTTCTATGAGCGTGGGCGCTATCAGCGCAGCATTGGCAAAGATTCTGACGCAATGACCGACGACGCAGAGCGCATTATGGGCGCTTTGCTGCGTATGGATTACGATTACACAAACACCGGGCTATTAAGCCTAAAACCTGCACCGTGGCGCATTACTCAATTGCCAACGGCTGCTTACTCTGTAGAAATAGAATTAGCCGCACGCGTGCGGAGGGAGTTGTAAAATGACACTGAAGCGAATTAATCGCGTGCAGATCGGCAAAATTAACGCAGTTGTAGGCTCTACGGCTTGGGATTTATCTGAGAAGTATGCTGCTGCTGATATGGTGCCGCCAGGTTTTATTGACCTTGAAATTACTAGCGCGACGACCATGGAGTTTACGCGTGAGCAGATCGCGATTACCGGTCAGCGTGGTGACGGCGAGACGCCGGCAGGTGTCAGCGGCAACAAAGACGCCAGCCCGTCGCTTGCGTTCTATATGCGGGGGCTTGATCTTAGCGGCGGCGCTGCTAACGCTGTCAACGCATCTGCGGCTGCGCCCCAATACGATATGCTGATCGAGCAAGCCACCGGCGGCACGAAGCGAAACATCCAAGGCGAAGACGTTATTGCAGGCTCTACGCGCTGGGTTTTGCAGTTTGGCGTTGGGCGTGTCGGCATTGTTGGTTACGCTATTGGCGACGTTGTCGGTTGGGTTAATCCTACATCAGGAAAAATGGAGACTGCGCCAGTTGTTGCGATTGAGGCAGACGGTGCCGACACCATCAGACTGGCAGGCGACAGCGCTGTAAATATGACCGGCGGATTCAGCGATGCGCCGCAAAATGGCGACGACATTTACGGGATGCGCACCTATCCTATCGACCAGACTGCAGGCGAGCGTGCGCACATTACGGTGCACGGCAGGCTAGCAGATGCAGGTATTGACCGCTTGTTTCAAGGCTGCATGGGCTCGGTTGCGTTTAGCGACGCTGACGGCTTGCTTTTGGCGACCTATTCAGCACAAGCACAAACATGGACGGCAGACCAAAATGCAGCAGGGGCGCCAACGTTTGGCACATTTACTGCGCCTAATCTGGGTCCGGTTTCAACCCGTGGCGCTCGTGTGCTTATCTGCGCTGACGATTGTTGGGGCGTCGATGGCTCTGGCAACTTTACGCCTGGCGCTACAACAGGCGTTGCCGTAGCCACTGCGATCAGCGCAGGCTTTGACACGGCGACCGACGTGCAGCCACGCACGGCAGCAACCGGCACCAACGGGCGGCAGGGTTTTGTTGCTGTGCAGAACAACTGCACGACCGAAATGCGTCTTTACCATGACGGAACAACTGCCGAGCTGTTGGCTAGCGGCTCGCAAACCTTTGGCGACGGTGCGGCGTTATCGTTTCAGAATAATCAAGTCTTTGCTGTGCTTATGCAGTTTGGCGATACGCCAGGCAATACGGTTGTGATTGAGATCCCAGCGGCACAGTGCAATACAACGATAGGCGAAGAAGGCGGTCTGGCTACGCTTGAAATGAGCGGGCGAGGTTACCGACCAACGCACGGCACAGCAACGGCGCGCATTCATTTGTTATGAGCGAAGCGCTAGACAACATTACGCCAGAAACAGCCGACGAGTTGACTGACTGGCTTGAACTAGAAAGCGGCAAGCGTGCGCGCTTGGCGTTTATTCCTGCCGGTCGCTGGTCGTCGATTTTAGGGCGCGATACGTCGCTGCGCAAAGGTTTAGCTGCGATTGAGAGCAGGCTAGAAGATGGCACCAGCGAAGACCCTGTTGCTGACGCTGCAAAGCTTGGCAAGTTTAAAGAGGGTATTTTGCAAGTTGCTGGTGAGGTGGTCGGTTTCAGTCTTCGAGAAATCGAGGGGCGCGAGCTGTTACGGTTAGAGGGTGATGCGTTGCACGCTGATGATTTGGAGGCGCTCGCGCTTGATGGTGTATTCTGGGAGGCTTACAGCGCAATTGTGCAAGCGCACCTAGTAGACTCCGATCAAGCGCGAGCACTGTTTCGCAGCGGGCTGGGCTAGCCAGTACGACGTTTTTAACTGCGCTAACTGCCCAGAGCAGGCGCGACAATTGAAGGGCTGCACCTTGCCAGGGTTCGAAGCAAAGCAACCTGCACCGCCTTTGACGATCGGCGGCAAACCTTGGACGGGCTGCCCAGGGTCGTTGTCGCAGCGCTTGGCAGTGTCACAGGCGCGCCGCTGGGCTTGGCATACCGAGGGGCGCTTTGGTGCGTCGATTGCTACGGCAAACCCTATTTTACTCGATCGTGTCGAAGCGTATGTAAGCGGACAGATGGCGGCACGTGCTGCGCAGCATCGGCAAGAGATGGAAAGGCTAAGCCATGGCAGATGATACACTACGCTTAGGCATCGAGGCAGACGCTAGCGGTGTTGATCGTGGCGTAAAGCAAGCTAAAGACTCGCTTGGTGATTTAGGCGACAGCGTCGACCGTGAATCTAAAAACCTCAATCGATACGGCGAGAAGCTAGGCAAAGCGTTTGGACCAGGCGAGGGCTTGCACGGACGTTTGACGGAGCTGGAGACGCCTCTAAGGGACTCTGAGGGCGCATTCGCGCGTGCGCAGATGGCTGTTATCGAGTTTGGCAATGAGGGCGCCACGGCTGCCGATAAGATCGGCGCAGGCTTTTTGCTTGCGGGTGATTCTATTGCGGCGTTTGCGTCTGGTGGCGTGGTAGGCATTGCGATTGCTGCAGGTGTTGCTGGTATCTCGATGATTGCAACGGCAATGCAAAGCGAAGCGGCAGCAGCTGAAGAAGCGGCAAAAGCAGAAAAAGAGCACGCGAAAGCGCTCGAAGATTTAGGAAAAGCAGCGGTAGACGCAGGCATTAGCATTGCAGCTTTGCAAGCTAAAGAAGCGGCGCAAGTAGCTCTTGCAAAAGTGCGCGCTGTCGAGCAGGACCGGCTAAACCAACAACTGCGCAAGCGTCAGATTGAAGATCGAATTGCTGATCTTAATTCAGAATTGCGATCAGCTAATAAGGCATCTGAAATCTTCAGAATCGAGCGGCAACTACGAGAAGAGGCTGCAGCGCTGGCGTCACAAAACCGTATGCTTGCTGGTTTTGGCAACCGCCTGCGCTTTGCACAGGCTGAGGCTAAAGAGGCACAAGCATTCTACTTAAACGACCTTAAGTTGTCTGGCGAGTCAGCAGTTACCAGCTTTGTCGAAGCCACAAAAGGCACGACACAAAAAGCCGCTGAGGCTATGCAAGCCGCTAGCACCGAGGCAGCCAAGCAATCGACAGCGGTTAGTGACAAGCGAAAGAAAGACGTGTTCGACAATGCTGCACATGAGCGGCAGGTGCGCAAAGATAACGCAGCTTTTAACCTGCAAACAGCGCAGCAGACAGCAGAGGCAGAGCGCCAAATACGCTTTGAGGCTTTTAAAAAGCAGGCTGTAATTGATTTGGCTGCGCACGAAAAGCGCCGACAGTTAGCTTTGCAAGAAGCCGCTTTTGCCAAAAAGTTAGCCGAAGAGCGCACGCATATGGCAATGGCAGCAGCCAACACGGTGACCGGTGCATTGTTCGAGCAAGCCAAAGCTGGCGAGCTAAACGCGTCAAAGCTGCTTGAAGCTGTGCTGGCTAGCACCGGGCAAGAGTTAGTTGCGCGTGGTACGCTGCACGCCTTCGAAGGTGTCGCTACAGCTAACCCTGTAATGGCAGGCACAGGCGCAGCGATGATTGCCAGCGGTCTGGCTATGGGCGCAGCAAGCGGTGCGGTTAGTCGAGCAGGGCAGCCAGCAGCAACGCCAAGCAGCACGCCGACCGATACCAGGCAAAGCCGTGCAGCATCGACAGCAGGCAGCAGCGAAGGCGGCACGACGGTAATCAACTTTAATGGCGACGCTTACGATCGCCGTGGCGTTAGTAACGTTTTAAACAGCGGTTTAAAGATGGCGAGGCATCGCCGAGTAATGGGGGCTTAAATGGCGATCGCAGCAAGCCCGGCAATATTCCGAGTCTTAGAGACGCTAGGAAACGTGCGTTTTGAGTATGACGTTGGCGGTGGAGCTGTGCAGTTTACGCACACGGTTGGCGGTGGTTTGACTAGTGGCGTTGTCGCTGACAATGGCGAGGCAAACGATCTGCTTGCCGTGCTGCAGACTGACATTAGGGCGCAAGACGCTGCGCTGGCGGCTGCAACGGTTACGCTCGATGCAGCAGCTTGGCGGGTTGTTATCGACGTTGGCGCTGGGCATACGCTGCGCATTTTAGGATCTGACGCCGCAACGACTTTTGACTTGCACCGCTTTGGCTTTAGTCAAGGCGTCGACACTGTAGCCGCACAAGTCACGACAGCACCGCAAGCAGCGCTTGGCACGTGGGCAAGCCCTACGCCTTTAGGCTCTGGCTACCTACGTCGACGCGTGGCGCAATCAGCGCAAGCCGTTAGCGTGTCAGGGCGGGTGGTTACGGTACGCCGTGGCGTGCATCTGTCAACGCGCTTTGAGTTTACCGACGTGCCAGAGGCTAGCGTCTTTCATAGTGGCGCAGCGCTGACAGCAACGACGCACGACGCCGACGCCTTCGAGCGTTGGTTTGAGGACTGCAGCGACGGCGCACAATGGCAATATTGTTTGGACAAAACAACGCGCACGACTGACGCTGTGTGGGTGCTCGATGGATCAGCCGACTTTGCGCCAACTCGTCGCATCGATGGATTTCCGTTTTTTACGTTTGGTTTCGATTCTAGGAGTTACGTCTCTTGACCTATGAAACGCAAGCAGCCGGCACGGTGCACAGCTTGACGGTCGAGATGCGCGTGGCGTCTGGATCGTATGCTGTGGCGTTCAGCTCTGCAGCGGGCGCAACGTATCCGCTTGCAGGCTTAACTAGCGTTGGTTCGCAGCTCGACCCGTTGAGCACGCGCAAGACGCTGGCGGGTGTCGACGTGACGCTAGTCAATACGTTGGCGGTGCAACAACTGCTTGCGCCAGGCTACGGCGTTCAGGTGTTTTTAGCAGAAGAAGCCGACCAAGTACAAACAACGCTAAAGGTCAGGCTAGGCGACGGCGCAAAACTGACTGCAGCCCTTGGCGCTGTGCCTTTTGATCTGCACGTGGGCGCCGAAACGGTGACAGTCACAAACATCGCCGGCGCAGCAGATCACGACGCGCTAACGGTCACGCGTGCGTCAGGGCTTGGCGATTACAAAAGCGACCCGTACGGTCACGCTATCGGCACGCCTTGCGGCGCATCGCCGCAAAGCTTTGTTGGTCGGCTGGTTAAAGAATATTTGATTTATCCTAACGGCGACGAGCGGCTAGCGGCTGTTTATGCTGTTGACGGCATACCTTTCTATCGTGATGGCGTGTGGACCTTGCCAATGCAGGACGCACTAGGCTTTTTTAACAAGCCGATCGGCAGAGGGTTAGGACCGATCAAGGTTGCAGACCCGGCAGGCTATACGGTGCCACGCGTGCCGACAACAAGCGAAGGCTTGCTTGTCGTTGGCGATCGTTACGCAGCGCTTGACGGTGCAAGGTTTCATCTGGTGCCGTCTGTCTACGTTTCGAGCGATCAGATATTGACGCACAGGCAGCGGCACGGGAACGCCATAGGCGAGCAGTTTACAGGTCCAAACGTGCCCGATGCGTACCTTTTCCCGTATAACGGACAAAGCGGATTTTCTATATCAACGCTTGACGGCAACCGTGGGCAGCCTTTCCGCATAGGTGAAGAGCTAAGCCCACGCATTACGGTGCGGGGTCGTGCCGATCATGTCGTGTTAAAGCTAATGACTAGCCGCCTTGGCGATTTAGCAAACGGTGGTTTTGATACGCTGCCAGGCAACGGACAGGCACAGCTTGGCGCAGGTATTCCGGCAAGCCTAGTCAACGATTTAGAGATTACAAGACTTTTAGGCGATATTCAGGATTTTGAAATTTCGATTGAGCCCGGCGAGCTGCTGCTTGATATTTTAGAGCGCGAGTTAAGCTTGCTCGATATGTTTGTTGATATTGACAGCGACGGGCTAGTAACTGTGCGTCAGGTGCATTACGCAGTCACAACGCAGAACTGCGACCACCAACTAACAGACACAAGCTTATTGGCGACAGCAAGCGAAGAGTTACGCGTAGGCGGTCGCATCGTGACGCGCATAGTGCTCAAAGGCAATTATGACGTGATCGACGAAGAGCACCGCCTGACAATCAATATCCCAGGCGTTAGCACGGCAGAAAATAACGACGGCGACAATTACGAATTCGCACCGACGTGGTTTCGGCAGCCAACGACGATTGAAGAACTAGAAGCAACCGAAGAGCAGCTTGCGGCAATCCTTGGTCGATGGAACACGCCACGCCCAGAGTTTGCGCTAGAGCATGACTGGACGCAGCATCTTGTGCGCGTCGGTGACACGGCAGGCGTCACCAACGCACGGCTGCCTGATAGCAAAGGCAGTCAAGGCGTATCGGTGGCAACGCTGGTTACAGGCGTCGAGTCAGATCTAGAAAGCGGTTTAGTACGCATTACAGCCGAGGCAGTAGGCAACAGCGCAGGCGGCTATTTTTCGCCGGCTGGTGCTATTACAGCAGTCACAGCGCTAGGCGGTGGTCAGTATTTGCTAACGCTTACGGCTGCAGCAAGTAGCCGGCTTGTATCTGGTTTAAAAGCTGGCGGCGCTGACGCTGATGAAAACGAATATTTTGCAGTAGGCTGGGCAATTCATGGCTACACAAGCGATACTGGTGCTGTGACGTGGACGGGCGAAGTTACGAGCATTGGAGCAGGTGCGCAGATTACGATCAGCGCAACCGCTGCGCCTTTGGTTGGCGAAATCATGACGCCAAGAGACTACGGCACGTTCGGCAGCGCACCAAGCACGCAGCCGCCTCTTGACAATGTGTCAGGCAATCGCCGACCAGGCTTGCAACCTACGGCTGACGAAGTAGCCTATTTATGGCTAGCCGACGCCAACAACACGCTAGGCGCAGGCGGTGCAGATGCTAAGGAGTGGATCTAATGAGCACAGCAATTTTAGACCCTAGACCAGAGCAGCAAGGCAACTTTGCCGCACCGCAGCAACCTGTGCGAGCTGACGCTTTCCAGCAAGCCTGGCAGACAATCGGCAACAGCTACGAAACGTTGACGGCTGGCATAGCACCAGGCAACGGCGGGCGTATTGTTGCGCAGGTACATGACCATTTAAAAGGCAGTAAAGGCGCGATGCTTGCACAGCCTGCTTGTCGTTGGCAAGGGTTTGCATCGATGGGCGATCCGCAAGTTGCAGCAACGGCGCATCCGTTTAGCTTAGCAAATACTTTTTGCTGGGCGGCTATGCTGCAAGTATACACGGCGCAAGATTACGTTTTGGTTTTGTACGGTCGAGATGGCGAGGCAAACGGCGTGCAGCGTCCAAGCATCGACGTGGCAGGTTTACAACTAGAGCTAGACGGCGTGGTAACAGAGCACAACTTTCTTGCATCACAAGATCGCAATGCGTGGGTTATTACTGCAGAATTTGCCAGCGTATCTGCAGGCTTGCATACACTAGCGCTAAACTTTACAGGCGCATACATAAACGGGCTTTGCTGGTCGGTGTATGGTGCAGAGGTTTGGTGCGCAGATAATGACCAAGTAAGGCTGAACGAATGACGTTTTCACCTACGCGCCACCACTTACCAAGCGCCTTAGTTGCAGCCGATCAGCCGCTTAGCGGCGACGTGATGGGGCGCAGCGTCGAGTCTATTGATTATTTGTGGCAAGTCACAACAAACAGCGCAGATGGTCGAGGCACAGCGCTAAGCGCGCCACAAGGGCACACGCACGACGGCGTGCGCGATCAGACACTAACAGCTGACGCATTTATTTTGACAGATTACCCGACAGGTTTCGGCGCGCCTTTCTTGCGATCAGATAGCAGCTCAGCGCCTAGCTCGCTGTTGCCGCATTACGCACCGAATGGCGGCTGGGCAGATGGCAGCGGAACGCTTACGCCTATTCGCTCTTTTATCTTTGCGCCGTTTGCTGCTGCGCCTGCTGCTGTCGGTTCTAACGCAACGTTGCGCAGTCAGGTGCTCATAGAAAAAGGCGCAACGCTTAGCGCTGCCGCAGCGGTAACGGTTACAGTTACGATCGACGGAACGGCGATAGTTGCAAACAGCGCAAACGCTGCTGCAGGTTTGGAGACAATACAAATCGGCGACTGGGCAGCAACAAGCCTAACCAGCGGCGGACCTTTAGAGATGTTAGTACAAATAAGCGTGCCAAGTGGCGACTTTGTGCGTGTCTGGCATAGTTTGGTGTATTCGGTATGAGTCAGCCAGCAGCAAAGCGTGGTCCTGTATCGCCTGGCGGCTATGCTAAGTTCGGCAACAGCGCCCAAGGTTTGCACAGTACACTGCGCAGCATACAGCAAAGCGCACGGGGCGTGGCTGAATGGATCGACGGACAAGCGACCGGCACAGGTGACACGCCTAGCGTTTCGCACGATCACCGTGGCGGCATTTGGGGCAGACCGTTAGGCGTTGGTTTTAGTTGTCCTGTGCGCCCTACATCAAGCAGCGCACGCTTTGAGCTGGTAACGTTTTGCAACGTGCCAGACCCTAAGGCGTTAACTGGCGAGACGCTGCAAGACGCAACGGCAAACGGTGGCTATACATACGTTGACGTTAAGGCATTTACTGATGGGCAGTTTAGCGCGTTTATTTTGCGGCTTAGCGTCAGCGTATGGCGCGACGAGCAATGGCAACCGTCAAGCGAAACAGTCGTAAGTTTTGCTGCGCCTGGCGGTGGTCAAGCCTGGACTAGCGGCGACGTTGGTTTGCACCTGCCGCCAGGGTTTTGTAAAATAGAAGGTCGAAGTTCTGGCGTGACAGGTTGGCAATGGTTGGCGCTTGTCGTGCCGCAGCGTTAGGGATAAGGTGACAGCATGAGAAAGCAACGCATAAAACAACCGAGCGCAACCGGCGACGCTACAGCGCGTTTCGAACGTGACACAGGAGACGCGTCGGACGCTAAATGGTACGATATTAGCCCTAATCAAAATCACGGTAATTGGACAGGCGGCAAGTTTGGAAGGCCTGACAACGTAAATATTGTTTTAGGCGATACGCCACCAGGCCCTTGGTTTTGGGATGGTGTTTCGAATAACCCTGGCTCGGGTCAGGTCGTACAGTTTATTGACACAACAAATCCAACAACTTTGCAGCGCCACGATGTGCCATGGACCTTTACTGCGTGGATTGCTAGAGATTCTTCCGACCCTCCGCCTGCAGGAGATGTGTGTTATGTGTCCACTCGTGGTCGCACAAATACCAAAGGTTGGTCTTTGCGAAATTTAAATACAGGGCTTGGACCATTAGATTTAGATGTATTTAACAATACCGGAAACGCATTCGTTTTAGATGTGTTCCCTACTAACTCCGATGATATATGGTATCTGCATGCTCTTACTTGGCAACCGGGTGACCCCGGCACACTAAGATCTTATGTAAACGGTGTGCAGTATAAAAGCGTTACCGTAGGTCTAAATCAACAATGGAGCACACCAAGCGGTGAAGGCGATCGTCTAGGTGCAGCAAACTTTAGCATGTGGAGTGGGTACTTTGACACTTTTCGTGTCTATGATCGCGTACTTAGTCAAGATGAAATACTTAGAGATTATTATGCCGGCAAGCCGGCGCATCCATAGGAGTTAAAACAATGGCAAACCCTACAGACGCCAAGGCAGCTAACGCGCCGATCTGGAATAATGACACAACCGTTAGCGAGGAAACGCTAACAGGCGGCTACGACGCTATCACGGTTACAGGCTATTACGTGATTATCAGCAACACCGGCGCAAACAACGTTAACATCGGACCAAGCAACAGCGTGCTGGGCGTTTTGGTGCAACCTGGCGGCACGTTTGAGACGGCATGCGTTAAAGGCTCGCCGCTGTTTGTCAATGGCACCGCAGCGCAAACTGTCAACGTCATTCAATACGTGGGCTGAGTTATGCTTAACTTTATGAAACCAGGCGGCAAGGCGCCGACAGCGCTTATCTTGTGCGCAACTTGGGGCGTTGCCTTGTTTACGTTTACGGCTGCAGCGTTTGGCTGGGCTGAATTCGATAATGTGGGCGCAGGCTTGCTGACAGGTGCAGCGTCGGCGCTGTACTATGGCAGGCGTCGAGACGGTGCTAGCTAAGATTATTGCTGGTTTTCTTGCGGTGGTCGGCGCAGTGTCGGCTTTTATTGCTATGCTTTCTTTAAAACGAATGGAGCGAAAACATGCACGGGTCGAACTACTCAAAGCGCGTCAAGAAGCCCAAGCCAAAAACGAAAAAAGGCAAGAAGCGCTCGAAGAAGAAATAACGCAAGCGGTCGAGCCTTTGCGTGATCTAGGCGACAGCCGAGACGATCGAGACCAACTTGCGGCGCTGCTTGATGAATGATCGTAAATCTGACCGATTGGCTTTTCTGGGCGATGCTGAGCAGCTGGCTTTGCTTCGGTTTCCTCATGGGTTTTTATTGGGGCGAGAAGGGTACAAAATGACGTTTGCGCTTGTTGTGCTTTTTATTTGGGCAATTATTGGCACGCTGCTTGCTGCTGCGTTTACGCGCGTGGCTGGTAAATGCTAGCGGTTGTTTTATTGTCAGCGCCTTGCGTATCATCGGCGGCAGTCGATCAAGGCGAAACCGTGCCTTGCGACGGCGTATTGATTAGCGCCAAGCGAGCAAAAGAGGCGATCGCTTGCAAGCGTGAGGTTGAGTTACGCAAAACCTTCGAGTGCGACCCTTGCCCAGCTTGTCCAGAGCCGGCGCCTGATCGCACTGTGCAAATCGCTAGCGCCTCGTTTGTTACCGGCTTAATCTTTGGTTTGTTGCTGTTCTTTAGCCGCTAGCACCAGCGCCTCTGCAGAATTGCGCGTGTAGCCAATTTGTCGCAGCTTTCTATACGGCAGCTTGCGGTGGTCTGGCGGCGCTAAGCCAAGCAGCATAGCGCGCATGATCTGTCTTGCGTCATACATCATTGTTGTTTGTCCCCATGTCGCACAATCCCCACATACGACAGCCTGGCTGTCCTGTCTCGATCAATTGCAATTGCTTGCCACCTCTAGAAGTCTTCGACCATTCAACAACCTTATCGATCGGTGTCATTAACCGCTTGCCGTTTTCGTCTTGCTGTCTGCCTTGAAACATCGTTGGCAACTGCAGGTTGCGTTCTTCCCAATCTTGGTTGCGCTCAATATACTTTTCTTGCGCGTCAGCTTCTAGCTGTCTTATTTCATCGACGCGCCATTGATCATGCACTGCGACTGCTTGTATTTCTGCCTTGCGGCTCATAATGCACGGATAGCAGCCAACACGTTCTGACGGATGCTTGTCGCGCAAGTACAGCGTGCACGGCACGACGTTGTGCTTGTTGTGGTATTCAATCACGTCTTCAACGCCCCATTCAATAATCGGTCGCCAGGTGTCCAGCTTGATAGGTCCGCCACTATCCCACATGTCGAGCGCAGCACGGCTGCGACTTTCTGCTGCGCGTATCCCAACGCAACTAATAAGGTTATCGCCTAACTCCTCGGCAAGCTGTGCTGCATATTCACGGATCGGCGTGACCTTCAGTTGGTCAGTACAAAACCTAAATTTACGGCTTGGGAACATGCCTTTTTTACGCACTAGATCGGCAAAGCCACCAGGGTATTTGCTGTTTGTTGCTCGGTGTATTGGTCCAATTACGCCTTCTAAATATGTTAAGTACTCGTAGACTGCCGGGTGTTCCCAACCTGTATCTGCAAAAACCCAATAACAGCGATCTTTTAGTCCTTGGTCAATAAGCCATAGCGCCATTGCCGTGCTGTCTTTGCCACCGCTAACCGATACCAAAAGCGGGCGATCCTCAATAATGTCTGACCAATCCCGTGCGCCGTCAGCAATTCTGTCCATAACGCCCATGATTAAAAGCCCCATTGAAAACGGTGATTTGCTAGGTCAGGTTCTAGGCTGATCGTTGCTAACTCGCCCCAGCGGTTTTTAGCAATCAGCAATTGCGCCGTTGCCTCGTCGTCGTCGTGATCTGGTCGGTGCAACAATGCGACGCCGTCGCTGTCTTGCTCGACTTCGCCGCTGTCACGCAACGATTTAAGCGTGGGCTTGCTGCTGTCCTTAGCGCCACGGTTTAATTGTGACGCTGCCAAAACAATGCAGTCTAAGGCTTGCGCCAGCGCTTTGCACGATCGAGACACTGCGCCAACTTCACGCGTTCGCGTGTCGTGATTGCCACCGCCTGGCGCGTCCATAGCGCTAAGGTAGTCAACGACTACGCAAGTCAGCGGTTGCGTTCGGTGTAAAGCGTGCGCCTCTGCGATAATTGCGTCCATGCTGCGCGTAGGTTTTAGGTGCAACCGCTGCAACGTGTCGGCGTGCTCTTGCACAGCGTGCGCAACGGCAATCAGTCCTTGCTGTTTATCGTTACGCACCTGATCGATAAAGTTGCGACCCTCTAAGCAGCACAGCGCTTTTAGGCTTAGTTCCGGCTCTGTCATTTCGCAGCTAGCAACCAACGTCTGCGCGTCAGGGTTTGCCTTGAGCAATGACAAAGCAATCTGCAGCGTCAACGTCGTTTTGCCGTGACCGGGTCGACCGCCTAAAACAAACATGCGACCAGGCGAAAGCGGCATATATTGATCGAGCGGCGTTGCTGTGCGCACGCCAGGGCGAAACGTTAGCTCTAAATCATAGGTCAAAGCGTGCCAGGCGTTGACGGTTTCGCTCTTTGTGTCGTTGGTCAGCGCTGCTAGCGATTGCTGCAGTTCGATTAGGGCAGCCGTTGACCCTTCGGCGTAACCTTCGGCAGCGTCTGCCGTTGCTTTTGCGTTAGCGGCGATTCTGCGCAGCCTGGCGCATTGTTTGACAGCGTGCGCACACTGTGCGGCGCTGCCGTAATTGCGTTGGATCGTGTGACTGTTAAAACTGTCGACGTATTCTAAGCCGCCGGCTAGCTCTAAATCGCCGGCTTGTCGCAGCCAATCGACGACGACCAGGCTGGGCGCATCTTCGCCACCGTTGCGCACCTCTTGGCAGATCGCTTGCCATATTGCGGCGTGTCTTGCGTCTGCAAAATCGTCGCGTGTTAGTTCTTCGGTAATTGCTGGGTCGATCTTCGTTGCCAGCATAAGGGCTCCTAGCAAGCCAAGCTCTGCTTGCCGAGCGTTTGCCTCATTAGGTGTCAAGGTTAGCCTCTCATTCGTTTGACGGTTTGCACCAGCGGGTGCGATTGACTTGCAAGCGCAACCGCTAAAGCATCGCTTGCATGATTTTGCTGTGACTTAGCAAGTTGCTGCAACATTTTGCGTGCGTTGACTATTTGATGTTCGACCATGTTTTGTAGCGCACCTTTCGACGCGCTGCGACTGCCTGAAATTTTCAATTTGACGTCTTGCGGTCGCATCTGGATTACCGGGCAGCCGTAAACTTCGCTAAGCGCAGCGATCACACCCCAAGCTTGCGCCACTGCACGATCGGCGTTTGCGTGCCTTGTCCAGCTTTGCGCCTCTGCTGCGATAAAAGCGAAGCGGTGTTCTTTATGCAGCTGGTTGATTGCGTCTGCCAGATCGCCGCACCGACGCACGTTATCGTCGCAGCGCGCAACTTTACGGTCAGGTTTAGTTCTAATCACGCCACCAGCTACGCACCGAGGCTGAGCGCTGCTACAATCGAGCAACGCCCAGCCAAGGTTAGCAAAGCCTGGATCCAGTCCAAGGATTACCATGGCGCGTCATATCCGCCGGGCAGCTGCTGCGGTTGCTGTTGCTGCTGCTGCGGTGGTGCCATAGCTTCCAGCCTGCGAACGATCACGTTGACGCGTGCTTGACCTTGCCAAGTGCTTGTCTTTTGATCGGTCGTGACGCGCACGGCTTTGCCGATCGAGTCAGTCAACGCACGGCTAATGCTCAAGAACATCTGTTCCATGCTGTCGCCTTCGGGCACATGCTGAAAGCCTAGCGACTCCCAAGCCATGCGACCGAACCAGCGGAACTTGTCGATGTGCGGGTAGCTTTCCCAGATCAAGCGCCCGTTGTGCTGCCCTTCGACAACCTTAAGCGTAATCTTAGTTCGTGCGCCTCTGTCGTTGTACTCGACCGAAGCGTTATCAATAACCGCCACATATTGCCCTGGCGGTAGCGGCTCGAAAGCCGTCTTAGTTTTTTGCTCCCAATCATCCCAACTATTAGACATTTATTTGCCTCCTTCAATCTGCGCCGCTCGGCGCTTTAGTGCAGCATAAAGCTGCGTTGCATCTTCTTGGTTTCGCATAGGGTAAATGTGCCATTGCGTGGCACGCCCTGCGAACAGTTCGCTAGCCGTTCGACATTTTGCAACCTGCTGGTGCGTTGGTCTAAAGTCTAGATAGCGTGTGCCGCTTTCCAGCTTTAGCGCTTCGCTTTCGTGGTCCTGCACCTGTCGTAGCCTGGCGACGCAGTCAAACTGACTGACTAGATCGGTAACCATCGACTTGCGTACTGCCGGGTGCCAGTTGCCCGGCAGCCCTTCAATGTCTTGCGCATCTTGCTGGGCTGTCGCTACTGCGCAAGTACCAGCACCGGCAGCATCTCGAAGCGCTCGCACGATGCGCGCTAAGCGGTGCTTTTGTTCGCCGTAAGCCTGGATCTGCACGGTACCTGTGTCGCTCGCTAGATCGCGCAAAATGCTTTCGCTAGTCTCGGTTACAGTATCGAGCACAACAAGCCCTTGCGGTTGCGTGATTAGCGCCTGTAATCGCTTGTAGACTTCAAACGCAGAGCCTTGACCGCTAGCGGCTAGCAATTCGCTCTGTCGCAAGCCGGCAGCG